GCCCTCCGTGCCGACTCGGATGCGGCCGTCGAGGTTGGACTTCGTCGAACCAAGGTGGCCGACAGAGTCGTGGCCGTCTACATTTTGAAGGTAGATGACCAGACCCACGCTGCCTTGGCCGATGATGTAGAATCCGTCGTCAATTCCGTAGAGGTTCTGGACGAAGACCCCGGTCCCTTCGCCCAGGGTGTGGGCGACCATCGACGAGTCGGGGATCCAGTAGTCTCGGCCTTGGAATGTCGCGGTCCCCGTGATCTTCGTGGCTTCACCCTCCACCTTCGCAAGCGTGCGAAGGCTTTCGGGTGGAGCGACAGCTGCGACGAAGTCAGGTTCCACGAGGTCCCACCTCGACACCGTCACGCGACGCAGCTCGCGCACCGGGTGGTCGCGACTCGCGATAGTCATCACGTCGCCGCTCTGCGTGGTGACGATCTTCGTCAGCTCGTCGGCGCTGTAGTCGTGCGGCACCTCGTAGATCGAGTTGCCGACCGCACCTAGCATCTCTGCGCCGACGTCGGCGAGCGTGAGCAGTGGCCCGGCAGCGGACTCGGAGATACGGAACCTGTCGGCCACTGATGCGGTGCCGGTGCCGGTCGGCGTAGTCGAGTTCTTCAGGAAGTAGTCGCCCACTAACGGACTCCCCGATGCGCCGATCGAACTCCAGTTCGACGTCCCCAGCGTCTCGATGCGGTACCACGTCGTGTTGACGAGGTCCACGGCATCGACGACATCAATGTCGCGCACGTAGTAGACCTCTCCCTCGGTGATGTTCGTCTGCGACGTGCCCGCGCTCTCCCTGTCGAAGACGATCGTGTCGCCGTTGTTCAATCGGTGCCTGACCCAGTAGACCTGATTCGGGTGGGCCGAGCTGATCAGTGGAAACAACCGCATGATCATCGAGCCATGCTGCGGTGACGGGTTGCTGGGTCCGACAATGGCGATGCCCAAGATGGCATCCGCGAACGAGAACGCGATCTTGAACGACGAGCTATCGACTCGGATCGCGAAGTAGACTTCGTTCTTTTCGATCCCAGGGGGGTAGGGGGTGGCCGACGGCAATTCTCCGTCGAGGAACACAGCCTGCATCCCGGTCTCGACGCCGACGCCGCCGCCGCCACTGCGCATCGAGAGCACGAGATCGGTCGACCCGGTGGTGTACTCGTTCGCGTTTGCCGGGAACCGCTCGCCGCTCGACATGCCGGGAAGCTCGCGCCAGAACGCGCCTTCATCCAAAGCTGTTCTCTGACTTGAACCGGGCACGCGCGGCCCGCTGATGTTGTGCATCCCGACCGTGATAATCTGCTCATCGATCGCCAGCTCGGGCTTCCACCAATTCTTCTGCGTCACGAACGGACGGAGACCACCGGCAGCGTCTTCGTAGACGACGTGGTCGCCAACCTCGTAGGGGTAGTGAACCTTGACAGCGCCGTGCCCAGCCCCGCTCGGATTGAATTCGAGGCCACCGTTGACGACCTGACCCGCGGCGACGCTGACCTCCAGCTTCAGGATGTTCGGGTCGTTGGCGTTCGCGATGGCGTAGTAGCGCGTCAGGCATCCGAACTTCCCCTGCACGCCGAGACTGCCACCTATCAGTTCCGGCATCACCGAGACTCTGATGAACGAGTTCGCCACGTAGGTGAACTCACCAGCCGGGTAGTAGGGTGGCCCCCCGAAAGTCTCGCTGATCTCCCACCCGGCTTTGCCCAGGACGTTCCAGCTGATCGCCCAGTAGAGCTTGCCGGTCACGAGCCCCGAGGGGAGCTTGGTGCCTGCGGTCGACGTCGGGATGTTCGGACCACCGTCGTCCGCGACGAACATGATCTGCTGCGCGACCTTGCTCGTCTTGGCGAGCCCGATGTTGACCGCGGAGTGGACGAAGAAATATTTCCTGTCCCTCTTGACCGACCACGAGCTGAAGTTGACCCTGGCGCTCACCGCCGACGGCCACACCGTGAGCACGACGGGCCGCTTGTTTGGGATCCGATGCTCGATCGCTGCCAGCGCCTGCCTCGCGGTGACGCTGGAGCCGCTCCACGTCTGCCAGTTGAAGACCAGGGGGAAGTGGCCCCCGTGATTGAGCACCTTCAGCCTCGTGCTGTTGGGAGTGAGCGAGACGCTGAACTTGTCCAGCGGCGACGTGCCGTCAAGCCGGACGCTGTAGGGCACGAAGTCGTTGATCTCGCCGACGCCACTATCCGGCAGCGTGCGGTCCGGCGAGACGAACTTGATCTCGTCACCCTCCGACAGACCGTGCCCAGTGACCGTGAACACAGCCGGGTTGGTGACAGAGCAGTGCGTCACCGACTTGATCGGCCACCCGCCAGCGCCAGTCAGCTTGTGCCCCCCCTCGAACCGGGTGCTGGGCTGCGTGAAGAGCAAGCTGCCGCCGTCCTGGTGGAAGCGGAAGTAGCCGCTGTCAAGCCCCCCGATCTCCGCCCGACTAGCCTCGACGATCACCGACTGGGTCGGGCTGAAAACAAACGAGAGCAGGTGCGCGATCTCAGACGCGTCCCGAGTCGCGCGGATCAGCCGCGTACCAGATCGACGCGCGCACGCACCTGTCGGCTTCGGCACGCAGTTCAACAGCTCCGCGGCGCCAGCCTGGAACCGGGGGTCGTCCGGTCGACTGAACATCTCAGGCGTCATTTCGCCGCCCGCGAACGAACGCGTCAGGGTCTTGGTCTGCTCGCTCATCGGTGCGCGAGGTGATTAGGGAGGCGAGTCCCGAACAGACGGTCATTGTCGGTCGGTTGCTGCTGGTCGCCGTCGCTGCTCGACGCGATGCGGATGTAGCCACCCGCCTTCTGCAGCTGTCGGACCGAAACCTTCTCACCCTTGTCGCCCTTGATGATTGCGCCCGCGAGCTTCGACGCGAGATTGCACGCGAGTGCCGACGCAAACGCCGGGGAGTAGGCCGTAGCGTCAACGACGTGCGCCACATACTGCAGCGTCGCGAGCTTCTGGTTCGTGTAGATGTACTCGTGCCCGAACGGGGACTGCTCGATCGCGTAGGGCACCGGCTTCATGTTCACGTCGGTCACGACCGGCAGCAGGTTGTCGGTGTCGACCACGACGCCACTGCCGCCGCCGCCCGGCTCGCCGGGAAACGTCGCCACCGGCGGCACCGGGACGGTGTCACCCGGGTCTGTGCCTGAGCCGTCAGCCGCAGCGAAGTCTGTCCCATACCCAGCGGTCGTGACCTCGGTGTAGTCGAAGTCTCCTGTCGTCGGCTCCGTCGTGGGAGGGAAGACCTGGAATGCACTGAGCGCATCGCCCGGCTTGACATAGCAGTACTCGAAGTGTTGATAGAGCCCCGGCTCAGACTTCTGTATGCTGACCATCTGACGCCTTCGAGTTGCAAAGCCCCACTGCCTTATTTGCAGAAGCTCGTCGCGAGCTTCGGGCAAGAACTTCTTACAGAACTTCGCTTGCACGCTCCCATCATCCAAGGAGGTGATCTGTCCACCGTCACCGACGTGAGACAGCGCAAGATTGCAGATGTCTACGAGTCGCGTCAACGGTGTTGTGAGCACTGTCGTCCCGTAGCCGAGCGCTTGGTCGACCATCCGCACCAGCTGTTCGCCGATGCGCGACCCAAGCTCCGCCGTGCCGACGCCGCTGTAGATCGCAAAGTCGGTCGTATCACGCGGCAGGTCGTCCACCCTGATCGACGAGCTGAACTCGTCGGCCGTCGTGTTCTCTTCGATCGCTGCGTTCACAAGGTTCAGCGTGTCGGCGTTGAGCGCGACCGTCGGACCATCTCCGCCCTGTCGATCAGTGTGCAAGGCGTAGGTGTCGTCGATCGCGTGAGGTAGGTACGCGATGCGTGGATGAACGAAGGGAACCTTGGCGCCGTTGCTGTAGGGATTGTAGCTAAGCGTGTCGATCAGTGATCGCACCGACGTGACGAACTGATGCTGCGCATGACGGTAGTTCTGCCGTGCGTGCGTCGAGATCGCATCACTCTCGCCCTGCGCGAACACGATCCCAAGACAGTAAAGGCTCGCGGTGTTCGCCTCCGCGGTCATCGCGTTGGGCAGGATCGTGCGCAGCAGCTTGTCGAGCCGCGCATAGAGCGAGAGTGGGTCGCTCTTGTCCCAGCTGTTCGCGTCCTCCGCATTATACCAACCGATCGATCCGGGGAAGCCCGACTTGTTGCGGTCGTTGCCCGCCGCGAGTCGCGTGTCCGACACCGCGAGGTTTATGACGTTTACACGCTTCCCGAGTGCGGCCGACAAGCGTGACGCTGCGACCAGCATCGCGCCGAACGTGTTGCTGTAGGCGGCTCCGCTGATGCCTCTTGGCGTGCAGGTCACGGCGCCGCCGATCGCGCTGCCCGAGTTGGGCGACATGTCGTGGTTCGGGTAGGTGTAGCCCTCACCCGGCAAGTAGGCGTAGGGGCTGTCGTTGAAGTGCGGGACCCAGGCGGTCCACCGCTTGATCGCGGCGTAGGGTGTCCCGGTGCCGTCGCCTGGGTCGCCGTCACCGAGCCACGCCGCAGCCGAGACCACGAACGTGGTCGTCGTGCTGTCGGTGATCACGTTCCAGCTACGCTTGGGGACGCTGTCAGATTCCCAGTCGATGATGACGTAACCGCCGGTGAGATGGTCAGCAACGCCAGCAACCGTGGCGTAGGTCCAAGTCTGGTTGCCAGCAGCCGTAGCAGCCGACTGCATGAGATGCTCGCCGCCGCCCGCCGAGTCGGCGACGTCGCTGATGCCCCAGCCTGTGATGCCCTCGTGCATCGTCAGGGGCAGCAGGAGCCCCATGTCCTCGTGCGTCGTCACCGCGGACGGCAGCACGTAGGGCGACGGCACGTTGAGCGACCGGCCGCCCGTGGTCTGCACCGGGTAGTCGATGTCCCAGTCCGTCGCGCTGTCGACCACCGGCTGGTAGGGGGTGAGCACGCGCACGCCAGGGTAGGAGCCCCGCTTGCGCACAGCTCCGGTTCCTTCGCGCACGATGTAGCAGTCATCTTCCGCGTGGCCTGAGCCAGAGGTCGGCGCGGTCTCCCCTGTGCCCGTGTAGGTTGCGGTCACCGTCATCGTGGAGTCCCCGGAGCCGAACGCGTCGTTCGACGTGATCGTGCCGTTGCCGGTGCCACCAGCGATCGTGGTCCCAACCCGGAAGGTCGCGCCGACCCACTCGTTCTTCTCGATGACAGAGTCCACGGGGACCGTCACTTCGAACTCTGCGGTGCCGGTGCCGGTGCTGAGATCAGCCTCGCATGGCCCGAGCCCTTCGGGCTTCAGTTCAAACTCGGGGAACAGCGAGTAGGCTTTGGCCTTGGTACCCCACGGTCGCGCGTTGTGCTCGCCCAGCCAGAGGATGAAGTACTCGTGGGTGGACAGGAGATCGGGAGCGTGCTTCAGCATGACGGGTCACCCGCGCGGTTCTACTTCTTGGTCTTGGTCTTCGTCTTCTCTCCCGCAACCTTCTCACTCGCGGCGACTGCCTCAGCCTCGGCTGCCTCGACAGCAGCTTCGGCCTCCTCCGCATCCCGCGCCTTTCGTTCAGCGATGAACTGCTTGTCCTGGGTCGTCAGCACTGGCTTCTCAACGGGCTGGTTCGCGTCGTCCACAGGGATCATCACCGTCGGAGCAGGTGGGCCATTGTAGTTGAACACCTCGCCCTTGACGCGCATAGCTTGGTTGACGAAACACTTTTGCAGGGCCATCACTCTGGTCATCGTTCGTTGCTCGTGGGGATTGCGGCTTATCTGTGCTGAAGCCTGGAGGTCGGTGCCGCGACCAGCCGAAGCTGGCCGCGATCAGGAATCGCTCTACGCGATGGTCATGCCCGAGTCGCCGTGTGCCAGCTTCGGATCGCTCTGCCAGTTGAGTGACAGGTGGGCCGTCGCTGTGAAGACGGTCGGGATGTTGGTGGCGTGGGTGAATCGCAAACCGAGGTATCGCTGGGCAACGCCAGCGATGTCCTTGGACACGATGTCGTGCATCGGGTTGATCCGAATCACGATCGCCTGCCGCCCGTGGTCGGTCGTAGCCGTCCAGTCGTCGCGAGCTTCGAGCTGTGTCGGGGTCAGCTCGATGGAACCGCACACGACGATCGTGCCCGACCCGTCGCCGTCGGTGTCGTAGATGGCGTCGATGGTCGTGTTGCCGGGCGAGCCGTGGGCCGTATAGGCGTCCACGGTGACGATGAACGCCAGCTCGCCACCAGAGCCCACGTCGGGGCTCTTCGTCAGGTCGATGAAGCTGGAGTAGTCTGGCGTGGAAGCTGCGACCGTCACCGCGCTGAGAACTCTGAGATCTGCGTCTGCATACATTGTTTTGTCCTTTCTGTTTTGTGTCGTTGGATGGAAAAGGGCGCCGTCGCTCTCCCGCCGCTCTAAGCGACGACCTCCTCCGTGTTGACGATCGCATCGCACTGACGGATCGGGATGCCAAGAAACGACAACATGGCGTCGTTGGTGCCAAACTGGGTGACTGCCTGGGTGATGTTGAGCGCAGAGGTGCTCTTCTCCAGAGCCGTCCGCATCAGGCCGGTGAAGACCGTGCGGTTCATGTAGAACGCAGTGCGTCCCATCGCGAGGTTCGGGATGCGAGCAATCGCCATCGCCATCAGGTGGACGATGTTGGTCAACCCCGAGGGTGCCATCGTGTTCGTCAGGGCCGTGATCGATCCGCCCGCCCCGGCGTCGGTCGCGCCGATGTTGGGGATGCGGACCACGTAGCGCCAATCCTTCACCGCGAGACCTGACTTCCACTGGAACCGCTCGGCGAGCACCTCCATGCGCGTGCCGTCCGGGTAGCTCCCGACGGCGCCGGTCTGACCGGTACCGACATTGAAGCTGGTCTGGCGCCCCAGATCCTCCTGCAACAGGCCAGCCTGACTGCCCTTCGGAAAGGGGCAGAAGACCGTCTGATCGCTCCAGCACACGAGCCAGACTGATGTCTGGAGCGAGGGAGTGGAGCCGCCAGCACTGATGATGTTCTGCGCGTTGCCCGCCGAGAGGTCGGAGTAGCGCGGAGCGAGCCCGAGGAACTTCTTCACGTCAGAGGCCGGGTTGCCGTAGAACATGGCCGAAGCCATCTCCTGGTTCATCGATTCGAGGAACATGCGTGCCTCGCCGAGGCGGAACGCCGCCTCGTTGTCTTCGAGAGACACGAGGTCGATGTCAACTTCGGATCGCGCTTCGAGAATCGCGCACCCCTCGTCGACTTGAGTGGTCGTCGCCTTCGATGTCGGGATGCCCTCGTTCAGAGCGCGGTAGTAGACCGCGGGAAGACCGGTCGAGATCGTAACGCGATGACCAGTCGGCAGGTTGCCCTGCACGTAGGTCGCGTCCTGCAGGATCGCATTCGTTTGAGAGAGCAGCTGAGCAACGTCAGCTACGGATCCGTCTGGGTCCATTCGCTTGGCCCAGTCAAGGAGAGTCAAATTCGCCATCGAGATTCACCTACTTCAAGGATGTTGGATACATCCTCTTTGCTCGGGCAGCTTCCTCGCCAGCCTCCGACGTTTCACCGCCATCGCCGCCGTCTGGTCCGTCGCCTTTCCCGAAACTGTCTTCACTGAGAGTCCTGCCGACCTTCACCATGAACCGGACCATCTCCGGGTGGTTGCCGATACCGACAGGGTCGTTGAGCACTTCGCGCAGCTCATCCGATGCGAACTCGTCGATCGCCTTGCGGGCGATGCCTTGATTTCGATCGAAATTTGTACCCCCGATATCGGGGTCTGCCTTCACCGCCGCTACCCACTCCCCAGCCTGTTGTTCTTGAACAGCTCTGGCGCGAGCGTGCATCGCGGTCATCGTCTTGGCGTACATTGCCTGCGCTTTGTCCTGGGGCAGGTTCAACTCGCGCGCAGCTTCCGCATACGCGTCCGTGATTTCGGTGTCGATCTCCAGCCCTTCGGCTAAAGCCTCGGGGTTCTCGAACGTGTACTTGTCAGGAGCGCCTTCCGGTGGTGTCTCTCCTGACTCGCCCGCGTCCGCATCTTGATCGGTCTGCCCAGGTTGCTCCGCGGGGTCGGCCGACGACAAGTCGTCCGTCCCCCCTGCCGTTGGTTGCCCCTCAGTGTTGGGATCTGCTGTAGTTGCTAACAGCGGCTCATCCATTCTGGTTCTCCTGCATCATCACTTGGTAGCTCGCCGGGCACAGTCGCTGGATCTCAGAGAAGATCCAGTACCCGATTGCCTTCTCGCCTTCCTGCTTTGCCATCTGCATCGCGTTGGGACTGAAGCTCGGGTGCATGATCTTCGCCTCGGCCAGGATGCGGTACACAAACCGCCGACCCCGCTTGCCGTTCAGCAACCAGACGAAGCCCTTGTCGTCCGTCTCCGACTGAAGCTCAGACAGCGAAGTCCGCAGGGCGGAATTCTCCGATTGCTCAGTGTCGACGTAAGGGTCGTGCTCGGTTGTCACGGGGGCAGTGTCACCCAGATCGCGGGAATCAACAAGCCTCTGCCTCGTTTACACAGTCTTGAACAGGTTTCTTGCGGGCGGACTCGCGACCGAGCAGGGGCAGAATCGTCCGCACATCCGCTCCCCAGACCGTGTAGTTGCCGTGCAGGCCGAATCAGGGCAATGGCGGCAAGCCAGTAGGTTCTCCGCGTGCAGCCCGCTTTTTGTCTCGGCTCATGTTTGTCACCTTCCACGTTGCGCCGCCGACGGCGAGAAGCTCGCCCAGGTTCGCGAGAGCCCTGATCCAGTTGCCCGAGATCACATTCGAGACCACGCCCCCGACATGCTCTTGCACCTCGGGGTCAGCGATGACCTTGCCCGCATCGCCGAAGAACTCGGCAAGGCCAGCACAGCCAACACACGCAGCGATCAGGAGGAACAGAACGATCCAGTTTCCGAATCTTCTCATGGCAATAGGTACTTGACTATGGCAGGTCTCTACGAAGTACCAGGACATCGGCCCCAGCTGAGACATTGCCTTATGCATCATCGGATGCCTCAACAGGGTACCCAACGATTACGACGTGCGCCTTCGTGATCACCTCGGCGTCGGCATCGAGGCCAACGGGGCGTGACTGCATCCTGCACTCGATCTTGCACGCGAACGCGTGCGCAACCTTGCGTAGCACACCGTCGCAAAGCTGCGCTCGCAGGGATGGGTCGTCGGTCGCCTCGGGAATGACAGAGTCGAGAAAGGTCTCCAGGTGTTCTTCGTTCACTGCGGCACCAGTTGGTCCATGTCGACACGTTGCACCAGCCGAGAGTAACGCGCCCGCAACTCTGGATCAGTTTCGAGCACGAGATCAAGCGACGGGATCGCAAGGACTTCACCGAAGCGGTCCGCGATCTCGTCCGTGGTGAGTTCGTTCTGCTCGACGTACTGGCGCATGAAAACGACCACCGCACCCGGCGCGGTCAGCGAGGATTCGATCGCAAGGAACCGTAGCTTCCTCGTCGCCTGATCGTCGAGCGAAATCACCGATCGGTTCGACGAGATCCACGCGCACGCCAGTTCGACTTCCTGCAACGCGAGTAGGTCGTCAGCCTTGTCCAAGTTCGTCTCGTGAATCTCGAATTCTTGCGCGGCGGTTAGTCCGCTCAGGCTCGGTTGTCGTAGCAACCGATCGCCGAGGCGTTTCACCTCGCTATCCGGGCTCGCCGCTAAAACACCCACACTATCCCGCACTTCTTTTGCTGTTGGCTTGGTCATGGTATTACTTGAAATAACTGATTATCGCACCGCACATCCCGCCAATCACTGCCGCACTCGCGAGCAAGAGTCGGCCCCCGAATTTTACTGACTCCACGTCTCGCCCGATCCGTTCAGCGAGCACGCGAATCATCTTCACGTCATCCTTGAGTTCGCGAATCGTCATCTGCTGCGTCTTGCTGTAGACCTCCAGGCTTGCCAGACGACTCGTATGGTCATCTGATCGTCGTTCCTTGCCGTCCCAGGTCATGCGATATTCCACTGGGTAATGATGCCACCGGAGATGACTACGCTGTGCGTTTGAAACACGCCATCCGAGAAGCTGAAGGTCTTGTCGATCCCGGCGGTTCCGTTGTCTGCGAAACCAGCCAGTGCATCGACGACGCCCGCCGCTGGCGCGGTCACCCCCACGCCGAAGCCACCCGCCGATGTCAGCACCGCTCGCTGTACGAAATCGCTTTGCGCGGTGCTGTCCGCAGTGTAGGTTCCATAGTGAATCG